AAACCCTTCAGTATGTTTTAGCTTTTCAACTATTTCCATGGCTGCGGATATCTCGGTTGAGTAATAATCAACCGCCATTATATATGCCTCATTGTTCGGGTTAACCACCTTGGGATACGAATTCATGAACAGTTCGGACATCGTTAATCCCATTACCTTTTTAGCCACCCAAGCATCGCGCTCTCTAGATGTAGACGCATCCCATCTAGCCATAATCTCATCCCTAGTTAACTTACTCATCTCGCCACCATCCCCATCTTCTCTCTCCGTCTTTCCTCTGACCACATCTTAGTCCTGCCAGAGTAAACCTCCATGAATCCCATAACATCAGGTTTAACCCCTGCTCTCACAGCTTGCTTTCCGGCCTTGAGCAAGTGGATAAGAAACGTGCTCATATCGTCCACCTGTCCTGGTTCCAACACATCGCGATAATTCACCCCGGTCAGGTATGTTCCGTCTGCTATGTTTCCAATGTTGACAGGTAACTTCCTCCTGTGCCTCCATTGTGCAATAGTATTAGACCTCTTACCGACAACTTCACCTATTTGAGTATCGTTTTTGCCGGAGTTGTAGAGCTGTAGGGCTATTTTTTCATTGAAGGTTGGTACTCGCATTCAGGTTCCTCCTTATCTCTTAACAGGCGTAGTTGCAGCCTCTAACGGATTCCACTTTCTGAACATCCTGCTAACAAAAGTTTTCTTCCCTATCCCGTTAGCTGTAGCCATGTCCTCGTATTCCTTGGGGTATTTCCTTTTTGATATCGCTATGTTGTCTATTAATGTTCTCTTATCCATCACGGGCATGGTTGACGCTTGTTCCGGACTCGTTCCCTTGCTAACCCTTTCGTAAAAAACACTAGGGGGTATGTTATTTTTCATCGCAATGTCTATCCACTCTTTTCTGTTACTTTGTTTTTTCGGCGGAATTGTCATTGCTTTTTTGATGTTCCAACCAAGTACCCTTATCCTGTCGGTGAGTAACCTTTGACTGATTCCGTTTTGCTTAGCTGTCTCATATTCGGTTGGGGAAATGTAGAAGTTATACCTCATCCTTTCTTGTCCTGTGATCATAGTCCTTAGCAAAAAGTAAGTAATCTACCGTCATGCCCAAAATTCTCGAAACTGTTGCCTCTCCGAAATCACCCAATCTTTCTTCGAGGGCTTTAGGGTAATAATTTGTCGTGAATCCGGTAAGAAGGTTGTTTCTGTACCTTAGGTCAATCAGACGGTAATACATGCTCTGCACCCACTCGGTAGGCTTCTCCTTTCCCACATCATCAAGGATTAAAGCTTGCGCCTTGGCCAGTGTCTCAATCTTTGCTTCTACGCCGCCTTCGTCCTTTCGGAATTGAGCGTCCCTTAATTCGGCTAGTAAATCAGCAGATGATACGAACACCACTTGTAATCCTTTGTCGAGCATGTCCCTTGCGATAATACTTGCCAACATCGTCTTTCCAATACCTGCATTACCGAGCAATAGGAATCCTTTAGCATCCGAAGGGCTTTTAATTAAGTCGGGCCAAATCTTTAAATAATTGACTACCCCTTGGAACATTTTCCTGTTTCCGTCGTTAACTTTATAATCAGCAATGTTGTGTTTGAGTTGCCGGGATGTCAATCCTGATGATTTAAGTTTTCTCGCTGCGTTCTTTTTGACCTTACAAATACAATCAGCATAGAGAGTTAATCCGTATGGGTCTAAGCCAATGGCAACAATCTCACGGTCTTCGCACTCTTTACAAACAAATACTTTCTCAATCGGCTTTATGTTGTATCCAGTTCCTGTATTGAAAAGATTAAGTCTCTTTCTCGTTTCTTCCGAGGATGTCAGCGAGGTATGGGTCAGTTTCCCAAGGTTTAGAATTTCCCTGATTGATTGCATTGGATTTGCTTCCGTTATTTCCACCACTTAACCCCCCGTCCTGATAATTTATATCCAAGTAATCTACATATCCACTATTAAAGAAGGTGCTTCCCATTTGCAGGTACTTCTTGTCTTCTCCCACTTTTGCTTTGATGTACCTGCTAATAGCTCTCGTCATTTCCTCGATACCGATCTTGTGTAGTTTTTCCTTTTGAGTTTTACTAACCCCGCCTTTACCCTCTCTTCTTGGGTACAACTTCCAGATTGATTCAAAGAAATCGACAAGAGATATATTAATTGTTTTATTAATTGTTTTATTAAGAAGAGTTGTATTATTATCCTCGTTGTTTTCGCCTATACCCCTATGGATGTTTTCGCCTATACCCTCTAGTTGATTTCGCATATAGGCTATAGTTGTAATTACCCTTTTTTCAATCTGCTTAGTTCCAGGTTTATAAGTAAGTTTTGATTCTATATAGTGTTTTTTTATCAAAGAAGATATTACCTTGGAAATCCTGTCTTTTGATAAATTGAAAAATTCACCGAAGTATTCATTGGTAGCAAAGCACTCACCTAGCTTGGACAAGCTATCAATTTCAACAAGTAACATTTTTTCAGTCCATCCCAATTCTTTATCTAGCCAAATTTCTCTAGGAATCCATACACCTTTAAAATCCCTCTCCAATCTATCCCACTTCCTTTTGGTTCCTGCGGTAATCGGGACATAACTCAAGATTTGGCATCCTTGAATCAACATCTACTAAGCAGATTTTCAACTTTAGCAACACTTCCTTCCTATATTAATAGTATAACACAAACTAACACAAGTAACAATCCATAAGCATAAGTTGCTATTAATTTGTGTAGATTGTATAATACTAATAAACGAGGTGATTGTTATGGCTGGAGAATTAAAGAATAGGGAACGATTTGGCGCTGCTTACGATAGGGTTCTATTAACTGAATTGCGGGAATTAGCGAAGGAAACTAGGATACCAATTAGTCGCTTACTTGATGAAGCTATAGAGGATTTAGTCAAAAAACATAAGAATAAGGAGAAGGAAAGCCAGAGATAATCTGGCTTATTTTTTTACTACTCGACTAGCCATCTGCCGTTTATCCTATCAATGTTTAACGACCAGTAACCTAATTCATTAAAGCCGTGAATTTTTGCTGGCTCATCATCCGGACGTATCCTCTTCCCACTATTCACTGCGGTCATAAAATCGACTGGTTGTCGGACTAATTCCCATGTGTGACTGAGGAATTTATCGGTTAATTTAACTGTTATATTGTTTATTGCCCACACTATATTACAAGCAAACCTCCTTATCCTACCTCCTTCCTCATTCACAAAAACACACTCGCTATTCGCTTGGTTAAGAATATCTATTACTTCACCTGTCTTCATCCCTCGACACCCTCCTTTACACTCTTCGCTAAAATATCACTCGCGCATGCCCTACAAACCCTGTCCCCTCGCCAAGCCACAACCTTATCGTCTGACCCGCAAAACATGCATCCGGTAAAATGCTTGCGAATACGCAATTCTTTTCCGTCCGATAACATTTCTAAGGGTGTGGTCGGTTCATATCCCATCGAAATCCTTAGTGATTTTGGTATTGTAATTCTTCCGAAGCTGTCCATTGTTACTGAGATTCCTGGTGTTTTCATTTCCTTGCCATCTCCTTCTTTTCCTTACCCCATCGGCTTGTATCTATCGGCCTTGTTGCTGCATCTAATGGTTTCCACCCTCTACTCATTCTTTCGACAAATGCATAGCGAGATATTCCATTAGTAATCGCCATGTCTGCATATTTCTTAGGATATATCCGCGTCTTTTCGGCCATCTTTTGACTAATTACATGTTGCGGTGTAATCGGGGTTGTGGCCGCTTTTTCGGGTGACATCTCATCCCTGTTTATCCGCGTGTAAAAAGTAGAATGGCTTATACCGTTTTGTTTAGCTACCTCAAGCCATCCATTCCACTTGCTATGGCTTTGTGGTGGCGTTGTTGTCGCCCTCTCTATGCCCCATGCGTAGTCTCTGACGCGTTTGGTAAGTAGATTGTAGCTAATACCATTAGAGAGGGCTTTAGCGTAGTCTGAGGGGGTTATATAGTATTGGTAATCCAATTGCATCACCTCTGAGGATTGGGGTAGTTGTGGCTACCCCTTTATTTTTAAAATGGATAGAGTTCCAATGGTATATTTTTACCAGCTTCCGCAACGATGACAATCTTTCCTGTTAGTGCTTCAATCTCTTGTACCATCCTTTTTGTATCCGAATTGACTGAGGATAAATGCAATAGGATTATCTTCCTAACTTGTGATAAATCATTAGCAGATAAGAATTCTTTGACATGTTCCAGTGAAAAATGACTCTCTAATAATCTGTTTTTCATACTAGATTGAATGTATCCCGCTTCAATATTTGCATCTAGTGTGTCTTTGCAGTAGTTACATTCTATTAATACATAATTTAATCCGTTGAAACGATTTCTTATAAAGTACGTGTCAGTTGCAAAAAGTATTTTTTCGCCAGTTGGTTTGTGCTGGATTAGATAACCCACCGCGCCTGGGCAGTCATGCTCGGTGGGGAATGGGAGGACAATAAAGTCCCCCACCTCAAACTGTTTTCCCGCCTCGATAATATTTACACGATGCCCTATAGCCCCTGTTGTATCTGCCGTTTCCTGCGTCATATAGATATCAATACCATTTCTGCAGACATAGTATATAGATGCTGAATGATCCGAATGTGAGTGTGTAAGTAGACATCCTTGTACACTTTTTAAGTCGTAATTCAATGCCTCTTTGATGATTCTAAAGTTAGAGAATCCACACTCTAGGAGAAGTTTTCCGGTTGGTGTTTCCAGAATATAGGCATTTCCTTTACTAGAACTTCCGATAACCTTCAGATTCATCCTAAAAACCTGGGCCCGTGTGTGGATTATTCAACTCTTCAGCCAGCTTGTCCATCTCAACTATCTCAGCATCGGTAATGCCTTCTTCTGGTTCGTGGTCATTAGGAACGTCCTCGGATACGATATCGATAACATCACCCTTGTTGGAATTTTCGGCAATCGTTTGCTCAACCTCAGCTTCCTTGAATTCGTTTTCGAGTTGATTAAGTCTGAGATAATCGTCATCAATCTTCTGGCTATCGATAGTGATGTCTTTGTAGGCGGCCCGGTAAATAGTCTTATAGCACATCTTGTCGTGCCATCCTTCTACAGTTTCCTTGCCGACCTTTTTACCATTATCCCAAACATCCTTTTCCCCACCCCAAAACTCAACCGATGCATACTTGGGTTTTCTTTTCTCAATGTCCTTTATTGATAAGACAACCAGCTTGTTTTTCTCTGGATTATCAGCGAACGAGTGGTAATAGAAGCCACCCACTAACTGTCCACGATCAAAGTCATTAGTAATCTCAAACTCATAAAACTCAACTTTGTTGGTATGACTCTTTTTGATAGATTTGAATTTGTCGGTAGAATAAACGAGTTCAACAATAACAGTCGGAACATCCAGACCATACTTGACTGCCTTCAGCTCAATTCCTCGATATCCAGGCATGAAGGTTAATCCGTATTTAGTCACGCCATTCTTCTTGAAGGGGATAAGGCTAACATGGTTGTCTTGTTGTGGGTCCCAACCAATCCTCGCGGCTGCTACGACACTTTGAGAAAGTTCCTCCATGTCGATATTCGCCCAAACAACAGGTAAGGGGTCTTGATTCTTGGTTTTCTTTTTCCGCTTCTCTTCGGCTGTTTTCAAGGTCATGTCCGCGACGATGAAATAGTTTTGGACTAGACGTTTTTGGAAATTAGTTAGGACAATTTCGCCCACACTACCTTGGAATAATGCTGTTACCTTGCTTGTAAACCGTTCGGCCATGGGTTGTTCTTTTACTGCGATATCTGTTGTCATTACGCTTGAACCTCCACTTTCTTTAAATACTCTTCAATATCAAATTCTTCTAAGTAGTCTACCTTTTCCGAATTAATTACTAACTCGAATCCTTCTCTCGCAAACATTGCACCCATCTTGATATACTTGGCAATATCGCCACAGTCCACTAGGTCTCTGCCAATAATTGCGTCCTCGGGGCATTCGGATAAGTCGTAAACCCCTAACTGTTCATCGTTGTCAATATAAAGAACCTGTTTGGTTCCGTAATCATTCCGTTGCGTTACAACCGTTAAATGCTTTTTCATTCAAGCAACCTCCACTCTCAAAATAGGATCTGACTCGCTAACAATTAGCTTGATAACCTGCGAATTTGTACCAACGAAGCTAGTCAAGGATTCCGCGTTGTCGATAAACAACGGCAACGACACTCCGTAAAACTCTGACAGAAGATTGATAATATCGATCCCAGCATTGATCTTTCCGCCATTATTCGCCCCATCAAATTCCACCCAAACGCCATTCGTATTAACCAGCGTCCGGCAAACTTCTTTTTCTGTGCCGTCATTCAGGGTATCAAATAGCTTAAACTTCACGGTCTTGAATCGGTTGTTAATCGAATCCTCAAGCATCTTTACCTTGGCGGTCGTGAACTGCTTAATCAGATAGTCCTGGCGTTCGTAGCTGTTTAATTCGGCAGCTAATTTGCTTTCTTCTGCCTTCAGTTCCTCGATGCGGAGTTTAGCCTTTTCGGAAACTTCCTTTTGATTGAGAGTTTTATTTAGGGATTCGATTTGGTTAGTGACATCGTTCTTTTGGTATAGAAGTAAAGATGCTGTATCATCAACGGGCTTGTCCAGTTCTAATTTAAGCTCATTAAGTCGATCAAAAAGGACTCCGTATTGTTCGTCTAAGTAGTAATTTGGTTCCTCAGAAGGTTTTTGCTCGACTTCAATTTGCTTTTCTAGCTCTGAAAGACGACTATTGATTATCGTTAATGATTCTTCCGCAGCAGTAAGGATAACCGAATCAGCTTCCTTTTCCTCGTTAAGAATCTCAGCCCTATCCGCCTTATCCCTGCCCTGCTTACGAATTCCTTCAAGGATAAATGCTTTATTCTTGTCAAAGTTTTCCTTGAGCTTCCCAATCTTTTCCTGTGTTTTACCTTCTGGTAATGCCTGTTCGCAAGTTGGACAATTGAATCCATCAGGAGGAACAAATTGCTTAGCATTTTCCTCCGCCCATGCTTTGCGAAATTCAACTATATTTTTGGCAATCGTATCCAGCTCTGATATTCTCGAAAGAGATTTAGAACCTAGCCTTGCGATATCGTTGGAAATGGAATACCTTTCGTTTTCGAGACTTGCTTTTTCGTCAACCAACTTCTTTAATACAGCCCCACCCATGGCATCAAGTTCTCGCTGCCTAATATCCAATTCTCCCTGCAGCTTATACGCCTGTTGCTGTTTCTGGCGATACAAACTTGCCCCCTGTGCGTTTGTAGCCAGTTCTAGCTCAATAGCCTCTAAAGTGGCTTTCTGTTCCTGTAGTGAGGTTTCTGTAGCCACGTAATCAGTAACATCCTCAGTGATATTTCGTTGTTGCTCATTGATCCGTGATGGTATCCCATCCATTTGAGATTCGATCCCCTTAATCTTCTCAGCAACAACCAACCTGTGCTGTTCAATTGTTCTTCCGGAATTGATGACCATTTGCAAGTCAAGCATACTTTTGTCGCCGATGGTAACTAACGAGTCAATAACATCAGAATCAGATATGTTTCCGCATATTTCAAATAGTATTTTGCGCCGTTCTTGCCATCCAAAACCTTTCTCATTCGTATTGAAAAAGAGAGGATTCGTCAGGAGCTTGAAAATGTTTTCTTTTATGAGAAGATTGATTTCGAGGTTGTAGTCTTTGGCCTTTACTGGGACATCATTGACCCAATAGCTAGTCTCGTTGCCTGTGAACTCTTTAATCTGCGTGCCTTGTTTTTTTACCCATTTTTCAGAGAGTTGACGCTTGAGTTTTAATGGCTTGTCGTCTACGGTTAAGATCCCCTCGACAATGCTTTGCAGATTGTGCCGCTCATTACCGTTCTCGTCCTGCGGTTTAATTTGGTAGTCCGACTTGTTTTCGGCATCCTTCCCAAATAAGAGCCACAAAAAGGATGAGTATAGAGTAGTTTTGGATGTCGCATTCTTGCCGAAAACATTTGCATTTGCTCCACCTAGCTCAAGGGTAAAATCCTCTACTCCTTTGAAGTTCTTAAGGGATAACGATTGGAGTTTAATATCTTTCAATTTCTCTTCCTCCTAAATTTTCGTTAATCGTTTGCATTGGAACTGAGGGCAATTATTTGGATTAATAAAAATCTTCCCATTGGTGGAAAACATGGTAAAGAATTCGCATTCATCCGAACCGTTTATGTCATGTCCCTGAGAAATCAGCTCATTCATAAGCTTGTTAGCCAAAAACTCAATCTTTTCATTGTCTGGCAACTTAGCGACCTTAATCGTGATTCTTTTGGTAAATAGGCTGAACGTCCATTCTCGGATTGCCTTTTTCACTCATCTTCCTCCTCGGATTCCCCTTCGCTATCGACTTCATCCAATATTTCGCTGTGCTCGTGATCCTGCTCGTGAAATTCCCTGTACCATTCCCGACCATGGAAGATGCTCTTAGTCATATCTTGAACACTTCCGCACCAGTCAACCCCTCGCAATTATCTCCCTGCGCTACCATTTCTCCCCTATCCACCTTTGCATTTAATACACTTCTTAACTCTGTGTGTTTGGCGCATCGAAATCCTAATGGACTTAGGGTGAGATAACGGCAGCATTCATTTCTTTTACCGATTTTACAGACTTCTTTGGCCTGAACTTCTGATATGTTCAATTATTACCCCTCCTGCTTAATTATTTGTTCAATACTGCACGGCCCGACCGGTTCCAAAACCTCATCATTTCTGATAAACTGTTTCTGAGTAGTTTCCTTTTCGACTCTCGCGCCAACGAGAGTCTTTTTCATGCACAGATTTATAAGGGTTTCGTTATCAACGTCGATGGAATAATACTCCGACATAATGCCATCCTTAACCTCAACTCCGGCCTTTCCGCGGTATTCCATTTCAGGAAATATCTCATTCAGCAGGGCATCTACGCCATTCCAATCGGCATCTAGGGATGATATGACCGTGACGCGCATCAGGGTGTTAGAATGACGATCTATGCTCGCCTGTTCGATAAGTGGGCTGTCAGTTAAGTCCTGAATTGCAGAGAGTTGATCTTTTGTTAACTTTTTCATTTGCTTCCTCCTTTTTATTGATTAGCCTTGAAAAATGCTTGAGCAAAGCCCGGTGGAGTTATTGCTCTGAACTCTGCATCTGTCTTAGGGTGGTATCCATCTAATTGGGGTATAAGTGTTACTGCTGATTTGTGCAGATAAGCATAGTTTGGCTTTTTTCTGTTAGGCCTTGTGTATAAATTCAGCTTGGGAACATCCTCCCAATTGGTATATATCTTTTGGGGAATATTAAAATTGCCCCATATGCAGGTTTTCTTTGTCCAAGCATCTCCGAATTCCCATGGTTGGAATTTAAACCGTGGTTCCCCTAGGTAATTTTTAAGGTATCCAATTGGATTTTCTATAGCATAGAACTTAGGATTGCATTTTTTAATTATCTCCAAGCAAGCGTTAACTACTTTCATTCCTTCATCTAGGTTTCTTTCTCGTTGCTCCGCGATGCAGTTTAAAAGCGAAAACTCTGTGCAAGGTGGCGCGGCTAAGATGCCATGGACATTATCGGGTGGCTCGTAGGTTAGCACATCATACTCAGGTAGTGTGATTACCCGAACATCGTATTCCCCTGAATCCCTGTAGGGCTTTGACCAACTGCCGGTTCCCCCCACATAAATCCAGAATTATCTTGGACATAACTCCTCCTTATCTGCCACCTTAATCGTTACCGCCCGATACAATGTCGCTAGGAACTCAATCGTGCAAAGCTCCCTATTCGTGCCTAAAACATCGAATTGCACATGAAAATCAGACTTGGCACATTGCAGAGCATTACGGATATTTCCCTCTACACATCGCGGAGAAGCTTTGTGAAGTTCGCCAGTTTTGGTGTAGAGCTTGACTATGCTTTGAATATAGGATGGCTTAGAGTTGATAAGATTCATCGCGGTCGTGATCATGGCGTAACCCTTCATGTGAGTAGGTATTTGGAGGGTTTGGAGGGATGAGGATAGTTCTTGGTTAAATGCGGTCATTGTGTTTACTCCTTTCTATATCTGCTATTGCTTGGAGTATTGGATAAACTTGTTGGGGAACCACAGCGTTTCCTAGACATTTAACTGAGTCCACCCCTCCGGGAATCCCATGAAGAGTTCGGCATAATCTCGATTCAAATGTGTCATATCTTCTTTCCGCTTCCTGAAACGGCTCGCTAATTTGTCGCTTTTGTATGTCGGACTTCCAAAGAATCTGTTTTTCGCAACCCCTTTCCATTCGCTCGCCACTAAGGTTGGCCACAATAAACGTCCTGTTTCTTGGATGAAAAGCTCCAACGGTGCAAGCTCTATAAGTTGCCCATCCAACAGAGTACCCCAGCTCGGAAAAATCTCCGAGAATTCCTCTAAGGAACCGTCCATAGTCACTTGTGAGTAACCCTGAGACGTTTTCTCCCAAAACCCATTTGGGTGCAACTTCGCCAATAACTCTCCTGAATTCTGGCCATAAATCACGCTCGTCATCAGCCGCTTGACGTTTTCCTGCAAGGCTATGAGGTTGACACGGGAACCCCCCAGACATGAGGGTGATTTTACTGCCACCGATTCGTTCTCGAATAGACTCGTTTGTGACATCTCGAATATCCCTCCACCTAGGCACATTAGGCCAATGCTTTTCTAATACTTTGGTTGGATAATCGGCAAATTCGCACTGACCAACCGAAACGAATCCTGCCCATTCAGCCGCCAAATCAATACCCCCGTTAAATGCCAGAGAATAACGAAAAATGCGTTAATCTCTTATTAGGCATTTAAACCACCCCCTTTTTATGTTCTAGATAATACCTTCGCATATACTCTCTTTTTCTTTCCGCATAGTCCGTCTTGCACTTTTCGTTGATATTACGGTTGTGGCATTCCCTACAAAGAGCGGAGTGTTTTCCACTTTTGGTTTTATGAAATATGTTTAATGGTAATGTTTGATTGCACCCGTTACATGGTTTATGTGTCCATTCATTTTCCACCCTTACCCATGCTGCGTGAATTCTTTGATGGTCGCTCGTGGTTACTAATTCAAGGTTGCCTATATCAAAGTTCGATTTATTAAAATCTTTATGATGTATATCGTGGCCTTTTGGTTTTGCTCCATAGTGGCTCTCCCATACTAATAGGTGCACCTTTTGATTTTTCCCATTAATCCAAACTATCGAATAACCCTTTTTGTCGTAATAAACTTTTCTGCCCAAGAATAAACTAAAATGTGTTAGATTTTTCTCATTTGACATATGGCATCACCACCGTTCTTTATGCCCCAATTTACACAGTCAGTTCTACTAAACACTGGGTTAAACGGCTCCCCAACTCTCCCCAGGCCAACATAATCAACCACTACAGCCTTCATTCTGCCATCGTCCTTATCCTCACTCCGAACCGTATTGCCACACCGCATTAACTCGGTAAAATCAGCCCTGTTGCGCTTGATACGCTCATTAATAACCTTCTTCTCCTGCTCGATTTTATATGCTTGGACTTCGCGATTGAACCACTTGAATTTAAGGAGTTGGTTCCAGATTCTTTTTAGCATTTCATCGCCTTCCTTACTTCATAAAAACTAACCAATGGGTCTTGCTTCTCCTATTTCCAAAAAGAGGATTTTCGTTTAAGCACTTCATTACGTCTTTTAAAGGAATTTGGTCTTCATTCCACTTGAATATAAGTGTCCCATTTGGCTTCAATACTCGCATACACTCTCTAAAACCTTGCGCTATATCACTTCTCCAATCTCGGCCAAGTATTCCATATTTTTTACCAAGCCATGAATTTTCCCCAGCCTTTAGCAAATGTGGCGGATCAAAAACAACTAAGTAAAACGAGTTATCGTCAAATGGCATATTTCTGAAATCAGCTACTATATCAGGATTAACTTCCAACTTTCTACCATCGCACAACGTGTCACTTACTTGGCGATTATCCATGTAAAGCACATCATTGTTGTGTTTGTTAAACCAAAACATTCTACTGCCACAACAAGCATCTAGTATGCGTCTCAATCGTTAAATCACCTCCCGTCCATCGCCTTCCCCTTCCGCTTATTTCTAACTCGCTCAACCTTTGCCACAATAGGCACATTCGTCTGCACGGAACATTCTCCCTGACAAAATGGGAACATCAAATTAGTGAACCATATTCCCTCTGTGCTGATTTCCCAGACGCGATTGCATTGGCAGACGGTCTTAATTTCTCCGTCTGGAAAGTTCATCGTGCGACCACACAAGCACTGTTGGGTTGGTTGTGGTTTTACCATTTAGCATCCCTCCTAACGATATGTGCAACTCCTCATGTGCGAGAATCCTTTACAGGTTATGGATACTGTTCTCTTGGAGTTAGTGAATGGTTTATACGGACGAATCCAACTCTCAGGTTCAAAGCATGAGTTATTTTCTAAAATAACTTGGTCGCGATTCGCTTTAGCAATAGCTTTTACCGAAGAACATATTTCACATATACTAGGCATTGGTTTACCTTTTTGAATAGTAGCCTTAAAATTTAACATTTGAATACCCTCCTAAATCCTTATGGAATCATCCAGCTCCTTCTCTATTCTTCCAACTTCCTCCATTAGCTCTTTGAACCCCGATGCCTTGGACTCCCTGATTTGACGATGTAGTAGAAACTTGTAGCACTCGTTCAGGGTTCTCATATAGCCAACGCCACGAAGAACTTCCTCGCCTGATGTTTTCTCGCCTTTGGAAATGCTCTTTTCGTTGACGACTATTTGGTTAACATCTGAAGTGATACAGTACTTTTCGTTAATATCAATCCTGATATGCTTGTCCTCCTCTTATTTAATTAACCGATTACACGAAGTTCGGTTATTTCGCTGTTCAGCCCAAAAGTTTGGTTGATGTAAGAAACGATATTCTTATCGGTAATGCAAACCTTTCTTAATTCCTTGTAAAAAGTTTGGTTCATGGCATAAATCAATTTTCTTCCTCCTTTTATTTAATAAGTTTCGATGTAAAAACTTTCAGCTGTCCTTCGGATAATTTAGGCAACCAACCTTTAGATACATTGTCCTTGAGTGCCGACACGCTACCCCCTCGTATCTTCTGTGCCTCCTGATATTTCAGTCTACGCTTTTGATCCTTACGCAATAGACTTGCCCCTTTCGTATGGTGCAACAAGAATCACTCCTTTGGCATGAAATAGCTCGTTCCAGTGTCTGAATAACCTACCTCAAAGCACTTTTTGCAAGGAAATTCATATAGGTTCCAGGTATTGGCACAATCGCCGCAAGCCCTAACGTCGCCATTTCCGAGAACTAAATTAAATCTAGGGATACACAATGTTAGTTTGGCGGATTTTACTCGCTTTGTTTGATTCGCATTTCCCTTCATTCTTCGCATTTGCCTAGCCAACTTGCGGTTCTTCTTGCGGTTTGGTTTCACTGGAACTAGAACCGGTCTACTCGATGTCCATGTTGCTCCGAACTTTCCCCATGAGTCAGACGGAAACATCATCAATAAGCACTCCTTTTCCCAATTAAACTCCGCATTTGAGCGAACAACCTCGCCATTGGATTACCTGAGCTACCAAGATGGGAGATAACCTTGTCCATTGCCTCGCGCTTCTCCTTGCGCGTTTCCTTCTTGCCACCCCAAACGAACTTTTGCACATGATGGGGTTGAGTTGATTCGATGTACTCCCAATAGGATAGGCCACGGGATTTGGCTGCTTGGCTGATTTGATTGGATGGATTGTTAGATTTCAATTTGATTCCTCGCTTTCTTTTAGTTAACCATTTGCAGATACCCCCTAAAACGAGAGTAACTGAATTAAACTGGCGTTAAATATTTTTTGTTCAACTCTTCCTTGATGCCGTGGTAATCATGCCCTAATTCAACCAATACGCTAACTTGCTGTTCCAACTTATCAACCCTTTCCAACTCGAAGGACGTGAAACGATTTCGTAAGTCTGCATTCCTTGGTAAGCCGAATTGGCCCCTAAGCTGCTTTGCATTTTTACTAAACACAATTTTATAAATCATGTCGGTGTATTGACCGTACTTTCTGAACTTATGAGGGCTTTCCGGTAATCCTTGGATGGAATTAGTTAATGCTTCCCGAGCTTGCTTTCCGACTTGGCGCGTTACCTTTCGGGACATGAGTTCTTTCTGCATAATAAAGAATTGCATTACAAGATTTTTCTTGAATTCCACAACAGGTTTAGTGTTTTTCATAAATGTGATTAGCAATGTTGATTGTTGCTCGTTTAGTTCGTATATCTTTTCGGACTGACCGCTTGGCAAAGCTTCGTTTTTAAAACGAACCTTACCAAAGATACTTAACGAACTTTCGTGTTGCTGAATTAATCTTGTTACTGCATGGTGGCTAACCTTTCCGTGTTCAGCAATGATCTTTGAAGTGGTAAATGGAGTCTCGCTTAAATCATTCGGTTCTAAGAAAACTAATTTACTCATGCTTGCCCTCCCCATTCATTACGCTTTCCCCAATACTGACCTGTAAAAACTCTAAGTCCTGCACCTGCTTCTTCAGTGACGAAATCTTTTCGCCGATCATTGAGTTAAGGAAGAAAGCTGAACTCGCCTTATGCGTCAACGAGTGATTATTGAGCACTTGATGGACGAACTGCCTACTAACTCCATACTTTTCGGCAATGTCGCCACCATTTAACCCTGTCAGTCTCTTGAATTCTTCTACTAGTGCCTTTTCGATCTCTTTCTCCTCCTTGACGAAACGATTCCAAAACATACATTTTCTAATACTTTTTTGCAAAAATGTCATAAATTAATTGAAAAACCTCTTGTAAAGCTAGTCCAAATGATGTATATTAAACACAGTTAAACAAGAGCGTAGCAAACAAGCCCCTTGAGTTACGGTAGTGTTTGATCTAGCCACTGGAAATGGCTAATCGTTCTGTGGTGGGACGAGAAATTACTCAGAGCAATGTTGCTCAATCGGTGTGCTTTCGAATATTTGATTGCTGGTAACAATCGAATAATTGGAAGTGCACCAAATTCATAATCGTTTGAGATACCATTAAATCCCTTCTGCTTGCGTGGTAAGTGCAATCGGAAGGTTTGTTTGAGGTTAAAGAACTTTTAAAAGAAAAAGATTACTCCGCCTGAAATAGATACCCGACTTCGACTCCAAGGGCTTCGGCAACCCTTTTAAGTGATTTCATACTCGGGCCGTGCTTACCGTTCTCTATTTCACTCAGAGTACTTTCTCTCAGCTTTGCGCGTTCTCCAAGCTGACTCAATGTCCATTTCTTTGTGTTCCTACATCTTCGGATCTGGCTGCCGATTGTCAATATTTTCACCTCCTTGTAAAAATACTTTATAGAGTAGTTCTGGTAAGCTACTCTATAACATATATATAGTATACTTCGAACATCTCGAATAATCAAGCTTTGTTTCATAAATATTAGTTATTATGTAATATGTTTATTCGAGAATAACGAATGTATAAAAGGAGAAACTACAATCTTACAACTTATTTTAGATAGGATGATGATTGATGGACTACGGCCACAAGATAAAGTATGTTAGAGAAAAGATAAGGGATATATCCTTGACTGAGCTGCACAAAAGAACAGGCCTTTCTTTGTCTTATCTATCAGACACGGAAAACGGTAAATGTAACATGTCAATCAGGGCATTAGAGAAGGTGGCCAAGGCACTGGGCGTTGACTCTGCATATCTCCTGGACAATAATATTATGTCTCTTCGTAAGTTGGTCGAGCTTAACAATGTTGACCTTCCAGATGATCTGGTTGAGTTTTTTGCTAAACAAGAGAGTCTACCTTACGCTATGTTAGCCCGACAGCTTTACAACGAAAAAATAGACCCCGAATTTCTTCGTGATCTCCTGGAGTCGATCAAAAAAATGAAATCTAAGTAAATATTTTTGTGAGCATCCAATCGCAATACATCGGATGCTCACTTTTTTTTGCACATTTATGAATATAAGTGAATATATAGTCGCAATTATGGTTTTAGTTACCCCCTTAATCCAAGGGAGAGATATTGTATCATGAATGTGAAAGGAAGGTTTGCGAATGATTATTGAAAGGGATTTGCAAGGATTTTTTAAGTGGATAGTAGTGGATGATGAACTAACCATACTCGACCCGCTTTATCTCTATGAGTTTGTTACTTATTTTTTCGGGTAAGATTTTGAAGGATAATGAATTGAACCTGTCGAATTAGAGGGAAAAGGAAAAACCTCTCCGAACTACCCACCGCCAAAGTGATGTTCGAAGAGGCCCGCCAGACAGGAATTATCCTGTGTTTTGTGCTGTTTAATTTAAGTATAAGACATTTGATAACTCCTGTCTAGTTTCCTAATTGAAATTGACAGGGGTTTTTTATTATGTTCAGATTGCCGCGCCCTAAGAAAAACTATACAGAAGTACCCAACGTAGTATTCGACCAACTCATGCCAGATATTACGAATTTTGCTGCTCTTAAATGCTACTTTACCCTTATAAGAAAGTGCTGGGGATGGGAGAAGGTTGGGGATTACTTGGCTATGCCTCAACTCCTAAAACTAACTAAATTATCAAGACCAAGTATTACGGCCGGCATGAGGTGGCTAGAGGAGCGAGGTTACATATGGATAGTCAAGGCCGGGATACCGGGTGACGAGAAGGTTATGTATTTCCTTTGCTCTGAGGACACAGAACACCTTGAGAGATCCGTAAAAGAAGGATTAATAAGCCCTAATACGCTCTACGAAATGATGATGAAAGAGAGGTAATGGTTATCCACAACCCAGTAAGAATCTTTCCCCCTCCCCGAAAGAATCTTACTGGGACCCCGAAAGAATCTTTCCCCACAAGAAATACTCTTACAAGAGTGATCTTATTATTAATACGCGCGAGGATATTATCCACAGAAAGGATGTGCATAAGTCGTGTATCTCACGCTTAAACAATGCTCCGAACTTACAGATATAAATATAAGCACCTGTCGATATTACAAGGATGTTTACCTCCAATATTTTCGCACCCAGGGAGAAGGGAAAACGACTAAGTTTGAGAAATCCTCCACCGTGGAGATATTGAATGTTATTAAGGCATCATATGTTAAGAAATTAGACCACGACCAAATAGTAGAGCTATTAGATAAAATGTATGGGGTTAATATAACAACAGATATTGTTACGCAAGAACCGGACAATAACACCGAGGCAACGCAACAAGAGGATTTAATGCATAGTCTAAGAGTTATGTTTCAGCAGGAGTTGAGCAGGAGAGACGAGCTAATCCTTGAATTACAAGAGGAAATGGAGTGTATAAAACAAACCCTAACAGAGCATGATAAGAGGGCAGAGGATAGGTCTAGGAGCGTAGAGGAAAGAGATAAGGACATAATGCAAGCGATAAGGGAACTACAGGCAGAGGTGCAACAACAACGCAATAAGCCGCTATGGAAGAGGATATTCAACCGGACATGATGTGTCCGGTTCTTTTTTTGCCTAAAAGTTGGCAGGAATAATGGACAAACAGCATGGAGTATTCTCTATCATCACTCAAACGTTGATTAAGACGTTGAAAGGATGGTGAATAGTTTGGATGAAAAGCAACGATGATTTCGCTACCACCTTAAAAGAAAGTGCTATGCGGTCTATTTATCGTGGCCCATCGGAGGAGATCCCTTCACTGGTTTGGGATTGCATCGACATTCTCTATAAGAAAGCTCCTATGAAACCATTCATATTCAAGCGCACCCTACTTTCTCCAAGAGAAAAACAAAGCATGAAGCCAAGTCTTCCTAAGAAACTCAATCCTCAAGAAATAATCCATTGGATCAAAGTAAAACCAAAACTAAAACAAACCTGGCATTTAGTTGTCCACTTACCCCCTGGCATTGACTATTCAGAATTCAAAAGCAGAGAAAAGTTTTTCGCCACAGCAGTCGGTGGTTCCTGTGAGATAGATCATAACAGTGAGGCTACCTACATGATAATCTCAAACATTGCCATTGAAAAATCATTCCCTTATTGCTTCGACCCAATCCCGCACCTAAAGAAAATGAACTTACCTATTCTTCTTGGTAAAAACGCAAACGGCCCCATCACTATCGACCTCGCAGAACTCGTCACAATCCTCACTGGCGGCCTCCGTGGTTCTGGTAAGTCAGTTCTATTCCACGGAGCTATCTACGGCCTTCTACGGCTTAATACAGACCTTCTCAACCCGCGCGTTATTGTTTGCATCATTGATCCTAAGATTAAGGAATTCAAATATTTTGAGGACTACGGAGCGATATGGGTTCATGACATGGATGAAATATTCCAACTACTCGTAATACTCGATGAGGAAAACGAAAGGCGACAGGATCTAATCGGCGGCAAAGCTAACAACATTATAGAATACCGAGCGTTGGGGTATCAACTCCCCTTCATCGTTGTGGTGGCAGACGAAGTGACCGACCTTGGGGAGGATAAGTATTGCAGAAAGCTCATGATAAAGGCGGTTCGTAAGTATCGTTCCCAGGGCATCTATGTATGGGCAGCCACCCAAAGGCCAAGCGCAAAAGCGTGGGGCTCTGCTAACGAATTCAGCGAATTCAAGAGCCAATTTGAAACAAGGATATGCTTCAGGACAGCCGATCCGGTTAACTCACACATTATTTTGGATTCCGACAAAGCGGCATACCTCCCAAAGATACCCGGTCGCGCCATCTATAAGTTTGATCAAGAGACTGAAATTCAGGTTCCATATTTCCCGTCGAAAGCCAAGAGCCCCAAGCTATTCCACGAACTAATGTCCCAACTACCGCAAATACCCTTACCCTATCACGACATAGAAGGAGAGGTATACGAACATGAACCCAACTACCCACGCCAACGGCAGACGAAGAGATCAACGAGTCATGGCTCATCTCGAAGCTTGCAGCGTCTTATCTCAGGAACAAATCCATTTGCTTGAGTTTTGGAATGTCAGCCGGGAAATGAGCCATCGCTGCACGCAAAGGCTGGAAAAGGATAAATTAATCAGGCGGGTCAAGATGTCATGGTCAGATATGCCAGACTGGTTTTATCTCTATGACGAGAAAAGGCCAGACCAAATTCAGCACAGATTGGGAAAGTCTTGGATTTATGTTGCATGGCACATGAAAGTATTAGATTCTTATGGCGTCCAATCTCTCAACTATTTTAAGCCAGAGAACAGGAAGTTTTACGAGCAAGACAAATCTTTCCCTATTCCGGATTGCTATGGAGTCATCGGCCACAAGGTGTATGGCGACATCTTTAGTTTTGGCGAGTTCCAGGTAAATGAGTCGAGCAACGCATGGAACAAGAATTATCGAGCATTATTCAACACCTTCGCCTCGGATCAATATCTTTCCCTAATGGTAGTCACAACCGGGCCGTATGACGCGATCAAAGAGCAGGTATATAAAGAGTTTTCAGGCATGAAGAATGTTCGACTAGAATTCTACCAGCTCGACAAACTAAGGGATCTTTGTTGGAGGATAGCAATCATTAAGAGGGATGAGGCGAGGAGGAAGGAGCTGAAGTAAGTGAGTCCTGCTGAAATTGCAATTAAAAACATGTACCTAGTCTTGCAAGTTGCAGCTGCATTGTTCGTATTCGGACTTGGACTAGACATTTTTGGCTATAGTCGATTCAAGATATACTTGAACATCTTCGCCATAGCCTCATTAGCCGTAATGGTTATCAGCTCATTGGTTGGATTCATGGGAGCCGCCGAATCAGTCAGCAAAGGACAGTGGCCGAAATGATTGCCGAACTCATTCGATTATCAGCACTTTATGTACTTGTCCGGGTATTTATAGAAATTGCTATGCCGAAATCAAGGCCCGTCGTTAAATATCTCTTTTGGTCAGGAGTAGCGTTGACTATAATATCCACTGTAGGCCCAGTAGTAGCCCGTCTGACCGACGATATTCACAGTGTGGCAGTAACATATAGCCAAGGCAAAGAAACGGTTAATAGCATCATTAGTGGGGCTGACTCACCGAAACTATCTGTCGGGTATCAGGGTGCGATTGAGAAGTTATTAGGCAATGCGAAGTTTGATTGGCCGATTAAGGGAAAGGTTACGCAGGAGTATAAGGGAGATGAGCACCACGGAATTGACATCGCCGGCAAGGTTGGAGATAAAATTAAGACAGCCAGACCAGGTAAGGTCAGGAGCGTAGGTAATGACGACATATATGGGATGTTTGTAATTATTGACCATGGAAACGGATGGGAAAGTTTATATGCTCATTGTTCTAAGATCATGGTCAAAGAAGGGGACATGATGCTCGGAGGAGATAAGATTGCGGAAGTCGGTAATACCGGAAAATCATCTGGTTTCCACTTGCATTTTGAAATTAGGCAAAACGATGGAACGTGCATTGATCCTATTAAGTATTTAAAATAAGGAGGAAATCTCATGCGATTAATCATCCTAAAAAAATCCTCAATCCGCCGTACCCTCGCCTTATCCGTTCTGATGATCCTAATTGGTCTATCCCTCATAAACCCCTTCAAGGCTCAAGCGACAACCCCACAGGACTACCTCAAGCCCTCTACGCTCATCTTCTATCTCTATCCACATAGTAGCGGAATGTTCTGGCTAGAATCGAATCCAAAGTTAGGATATGCAACCCTAAAAGAGTGGAACGTCCTATTACCCAAGGGTGAAATGTTCGTTGCGGCTCCCGAGAATATGCAGTTAGCAAGCATGGGTGGATTGGACAGAATCGGAAAGTATGTACAAGGAAAACTAATGGGAAGGTCATACAATGGCAGGTACGATAAGGATATTTTCAAGTATCGCAGGACAGTAACGGCAGAAGGGGTCACAGATGAGGTTGAGGTTGAAATTGGAAAGCACTTCAAGGATAATGACAATCTTGAGAGGTTGATAGGCAGTGTCAGGAAGCACCTAACGACCGATGCAGAGGAAACGCAGGATATAAAGGATATTGTGGTTGCTCCTGAACCTGTAGCGGATACGAAGGAGAGTCAGGCGGCTAAGATTCAGATACTTGGTGGGGCATCGCTATTAACTGGTTTGTATATGTTCGGCAAAATCCTAATCCTCTGCCTATGAAATAAAAACCTCTGTCGTTAATTCGGCGGAGGTTTTTACATATTAATCTTTAATTCGGACATGATAACTTCAGGAAGGAGAATTGGCATGAACAAGCTAATATTTGTAGTTGTTTTGGTTCTACTCGCCAGCACTAATCCTGATAAAAGTAATTACATTAACTACACAAAACAACAAATACTTGGGCATAATCCTTCTGGAATAGTCTCTATGTTCGCCGATCCGTTGATTGATAGGACAACGACTGAGAATGATTTGGGTATCGCCACTATTTATACCACGTACTATGGCGAGAGGAAGGTAACTACTTTGGGAATGTTTAATCGATTCATTCCTTTGAAATAGATAATGCCATCCGAGCTGGATGGCATTTGTTTTATAACTCTGCGTATAAAGTATTTAATCCACAAGCAGGACACCTAGTATCCGCTCCACCTTCTCCATCGTATGTGAAATATCCACCCTGCATATTGATCCTAAATACGGCATCCCTTTGTTCCATAAAACCTGTATCGTAATCACAATTTTCACAGGATATAGATGTCTTAATTCTGCCTTCTTCTGCTATTTCCAAATTAGATATGTTATTAAATTCTTTCCTATTATTCCACTCTTCCGCGTCCTTATGATCTTGTACACGCTTATTCCAATCTTCTCCTGCTAATTCTTTATTACTTTTCCAATCTCCGCAAGATGCATGAACACCGCAGAAATACTTCATGCTTTGATATTCAGGCTCTTGAGAAACTAAATTTGGCTGATTTCCACATACAGGACATGGTAATAAGCTCATCCCTCTTCATCTCCCTACAATATTGATTTAACTGCTTGCTTAATCTCAAAGTCATTCACATTAATAACATCACCGCATCCAGAACCATTACTATTAAGATTAAACTTCGTCATTACATGCCGTTCCTCAAGTTGAAGAATGAACCTATTTTCATCCGTCACAAACTCATATTTGGCTCCGCAAATCGGGCATTCAAGAAATATCTCCTGCTCGCAATCGCTATCGTAATACTCAAGTGAGCCATCCGACTTAATATCGAATTTTTGATTGTGCTTTTCCTCCACTATTAACTGGAGTCTGTTATCGTCAGCCGGATCATGTACACAGTTTTCACATTGGAATTTAAGTTCACTCATCCATTATTCCTCCCATACTTTTTCAATAGATTGTTCATGTAGTTTTCTTGTCTTTTCACGAATTTTTCTGCATCCTTGCCTTTGATTATTGGGTATTCCCTTGGAGCTGAATCTATCTCCTTAAACCTCTGAACCGTCTCCCCATCGACTAAAATATACTCAAAGAACATGGCGTGAGGTCTTGCGAATACTTCTCCGCCTTTGTTATGATATATCGCAAGTCGCTCATCCGTCTCTGTGTGGTATGCCGATGCCGATATAAGGGTGTAGATGCCACCTTTGTAGTGCTGGTATTTAGTCATATAACATCACCCGGGTAAATCCTCAAGCTTTATGATAATAAACCCATCTTTTACGGATTTTTCGTATTGATCCTTATTCTCCGTGCTTAGTTGGCCGTAATCCGTATCAATATAGTAAGTCCCACCCTCTTCCCAGTGACCATAAATTTTAAACGCTTCGTCCTTCATCCTTGCTCCCCCTCCTCAAAACTCCCAATACCCTCATTGATCTCCTCAAGCCTCAATAAGCAATAGAAGCTTTTATGAACAATCACTTCGGGCAAATCATCATGCCATTGAATTATTAGAACTTCATCACCTTCACGTATAGGCATTGAGCATCCAGAGCAGTTAATCAATTTATTCCTCCTCCTTCTCGATCTCTTCTTTCCTTATCATCCACTGTCTATAGAAACAGAAAGTTCCATAATATAAAACACTGCTAACAATTATAAATATTGCAAACCAATCTGTTTTCATCCTACTCTCCCCCAATTTCTTTTAACTCCAAAAGTTCCGGCTACATGGGCTGTTTCATCTCTGCAATAAACATACCGCGAATTGTCTTATTTGGCTTTCAAGTGCATTCAATATCTTGACATCGGTAATATAGTTAAAACCTGCTTTTAGTAATGTGTGTTTGTGAATTTTCGTTTCATTATTTACCTCAAATTTATAGTAACTAATCACGACGATTGGATCCATAGGGCAATTATCTTCCCCTATGGCTAAGTCATCATTATCGTTATGCATCGCATTGAAAAATTCTTCCCACTTTTTATCACAGTCTCTTAGGTATGGAACAACAATATTTGCAAAGTCCTCTAATGAGGGTTTCATTTTTCCGAATCGATACATATCCTTTACTTCGTACACATAAATCTCTTCTGCTTTTTTAGTCAAAATTAAGAACTCGCAATTTTGATCCTTTGTAAGGAGACAATCGAAGCTTTCAATATTTTCATACCAGGCGTATAAATCTGAATATCCAAGGTCAATCGGATTGTCTCTACTGGTATTATTATCCTTACAATATTCAATAAGATTAAACACATTTGGTATAATGTTGGGAAGATAAGTTTCAATAGCATCTTTAATTTGTGATTTAAAATCACTGAACATCATATAGGTTGCGTCAAAAAGATTATTCACCTCATCGCCCCGTTTGATTACTTGGTCAATACACTTACTGATGTTTTCCTCGGACAATGCGGATGTTTTTGTATTACTGAAATCAACGCCATTGTGGAAATTATTTTCGAATAACAACATTTTACATTCCTCCTTCGCTTTTTCCTTAATGTAATCCGCTAATCCAGATATTCCTCCGTGTTCCTTACAAAATCCTTACACATATCCACCGCATCATCAACAAACATTCCATTCGATGTGCAAAATTTACCGTCACTTTTACTTTCTATAATGACGAGGATATCTTTCAATTCTCCCTTTGAGTATAAATATTTTATAGCATCCATTACTTCTAAAAAGTCATCAGATTCCTTAGACGTTTGCCTTGCTTTGAATTCCAAAATGCTACCCACGTTTCTCCTCACTCCCCTTTCTCTCAATCCAACCCCGCATCAAATACCAAATTAGCTAATATGCCCTAATCCAACTCTTCATTGACCATATCCTTATGCTACCCTGAACACTATCCATTGCTCATCATCATCTCTAGTTACGAGCAAGCAATATTCCTTAGTCTCCTTATTTTGAAATAGCTCGCAAATCCATATATTATCAATATCGAACTTTCCAAATTCCCCAGCCTCGCATTGACCAATTCTGTTATTTTCAGATTTAAACCTCTCCATTCCTGAGTGATTATTTATCTCGTATGCGTTTAATAGTTCTTTTCTTCCTCCGAAGTCGACTGTGTTATTCATCTTCATTCTCCACCTTTCTTAATCTCTTCAGCCCAATAAACTATAATATCACCATCTCTCATTTCTCCATTACCAACTGGGGATAGAGTTCCGTCAGTATGCCTCCATCGCACATTGAATGGTTCTAGTAATTCACCCTTGTAATCATTTGTTACTGGTATCCACGCCATCCTTATTCCCCACCTTTCTCGACTATCCTTGTATACTCCTTCAGGCTCATTAGCACCCTCTTTCGTCATACCGTGTTTCATAATAACGATTAATCTTTATCTCTCCTGATAAAAAATGAATCACACTATGGTCACCTGATGTGTACTTAGTTTTAAAATGAGCATTGATTATATTCTCCATTACATAAATGTCATTATCAACCGATGTATTCCTTTGACTATCCCAAAGATAGAACCACGTTTCTATAATATAGGACCACTTTTTACTCGTTAATTTTGGATGATCTTTTTTCTTATACTGTTTAAATAATTTTAGATAATAGTCAATACTTTCTTCTTCAAAATCACCTACGACATATTTGAGTTTGTATTCAGAAAAAGAGAGAGCCTTCCCCCTTACACTCGAATTGTCATCGTTAGATGCGATTCCCATGTTAATCTTATTATTACTTACGTTATTATTTGTGGAGTTAGTATTATTAGTAGCGGATTTACCCTTAATGGTTTTACCATCATTGGATTTTCCGCTCTGGTTATGAATCTCGTAAACACAATAACTGTAGCCCTTTAATTGTCCGGATGAATTTCTTATTCTCTCCCTTTCTATGTAGCCGTTCGCTATTAATTCTTTAATGGCGCTCTTTAGGCTATCCTTGCCATCTTTAGCATGTTTGACTATTTCATCTTCGTAAATTTGCCAGTTGTCAGGTAGGCTAAGTAAATACGTAAGCAAGCCTTTCGCCTTCCAACTCAGCTCCGCATTATTCAATAATTGCTTATTTACCATGACATAGGGATTATCCCTGTCCTTCTGTATCCTGAAAATACTTTGCTCCATTCATATTTCCTGCCTTAGTTTTATAATATCCACCGCACCTAAGTAGTGGTATTCATAGTGACAGCTCGGACATAGCGGAATTGTTTCAGTGCCATTGAGATGTCTAGGTATAGGATAGTGGTGGTTATGCAGTGTTAATGTCCTGCAATTACAGCATGGGCAAACAGAGTTTCCTATCCCCTTCCCTTTTAAATCCTTTAGTTTTAGCATTTCCAACTTCTCCGATGGCCCCAACTTGCTCATTGTTATATACGAAGAATTAACTAGGTGGTTTAGTAATGTCCTTAAAGCTTTTTCTCCAAAGAATGTTAGTTCATTTCTCAATGCTTCATAGGTTATAAATTTATCATCATTCATCATATCCTTGATGGTCTGTAGCGTTACGGCTTCCCTCATTCCAATTTTCCTTATCATTTCCCTGTCTACAATAATGTTATCATCCGAATTAAATAGTTCGCACAGCTTGCTCACTTCTTCTTCATCTCCTTGTCTAAAACTCTTCTCACAATCTCAGACTTACTTATTCCTAATTTCTCAGCCATCTTTTCCAACCATTCCCGCTGCGAATCTGTAATTGTTAAGTCTATTCTTTTCACCAAGCAACCTCCTTTTCTATACGTTAATTATACGCTATTTTACGCACAAGTACAAACCCTTTATTCCGACACAAACGCAAAATAAAAGACACATATACAAAATCAGGGCAATAAAAATAACCCCTACCATTACGGCAGGGGATTATTCATGGGTATTAATGATGCTATTTGACGGTCGGGAAATCCCATCCCTCAACATCTCTTTGTGTAGGTAGAGATTTGCACTCTACATGATTGGTATTAGCACACTCGCTAACCAGCGTACTTTCATACGCTTTCAGATACTTTCGTATCGCGTTTACCTATTTCGCCACTACACACTTGATATTGTACCATAATCTCTACTGCGTTGCATCCCTATTAATCAAAATCCCGACAATAGTAGCGATCGCAGCAACTCCATTGGCAATAGCGTTAATATTATCATCTGTGAGAACCGGAATACCTGATACATCTAAAACAAGCTTAATAGCCCCCAAAATAGCTACAACGAGAGTTGGCTTACGAAATTTCTCCAAAATATTAATCAATCCTTTCTATTTGGTATACTAAAGGTCTACGGGTTTACTGCGGTATACCTATGGCAATGCAATCCTTTTACACGCATACTTCTTCATGGTTTCCTTAACGAACTCATCCGCTAGGCTATCTAGGATTCTAACCAGGACATAACCATCTTTGTCTGTAGTTGTACTAGTCTGAGTTGTTGCCACGGTATCCACATCCCTCCACGACACTCCTGTAGCCCCACAGACGCCCTTTGTAGCCCCTTGGATGTACTTGCGCTTATATTCCTCTGTCGGTATCTTTTGCGAGTCTATATCGCTATCCACAAAGCCACCCTCGATAAGGATTGCTGGCATTGAAGTGTCCCGGAGAACTTGGAAATTAGCAAACTTCCGGCCACGGTCAGGGGAATCGGTGAAGTTTATTAATTCCCTCTGAACAAAATTAGCAAGTTTTTCTCCTTGCCCCCCGGCTGAAAATGCAAATGTTTCAATACCAACGCCTCCACCGCTATTGAAATGGACAGAGATAAAATAATCTGCACCCCATGCGTTAGCCATTCGACATCGTTCGGATAAGGAAACGTCTGAATCCGTTGTTCGCGAATATGCTATGTCAAAGCCAAGTTCTTTAAGTGCGCGGCCTAGTTCGAGGGCATAGATTAAGGCGTATTGTGATTCTTTAATTTTTACATCAGCACCGGGGTCTTTTCCGCCATGTCCGGGGTCTATAAATATCTTCATAAAATCCTCTCCCTTAATTTCTGACCTCTAGCTTTCTTTCGATTCTCTCTACAGACGTTTGAACATCCTTGATAACCTCCAGGTTGTCAGACAGTTTTTCGATTGTTGTAATATATCGCCCTTCTCTCTCATCATTAGTCTGAAGTATCCACTTTATCAGCCACGATAATCCACCTATTGACAATACAAACAGGGATAGGAAGATAATGTTGTTATCAATTCCGTACTTTATCAAACTTTCCAAATTACAACCCCCTCGATTTAACTTTACCCTCGATTGCCTTTATGGTTTCCGGGCCTATTCCCTTAACCCGATCCAATGCCCAAATATCCTCATACGGCCTACTTTCAACAATTCTCCTTGCCAATACTGGCCCAATGTCAGGAAGGGACTCTAATGCTTCAACGCTTGCGGAGTTTATATTTATTTTGGAGTATTCGATGTAAAGGGCAAAGAAAGAGAAAGACAAGAGGACTACGGTTAATACGCCAATAATTAGCGGTTTATTTGGCTTAATGTCTGCTACAAACTCACTTGTCTCTTGAAATGCCTTGCGGTATCCCTTGCTCCATAGTTTAGTGCTTTCGTTGTAGTTGTCCGGTGGAAGTCGTTCTTTTTCTTTGAGCCAGTTGCATAGCTTAACCCACATAGTTGCACCCTCCT